GCTGTCTTCTCGCCCGCAGTACGGATACCCATAGCTTGCTTAGGGGCACCAGCCATCTCTTCCATCTTGTCTTCTAAGAGCCTAATTTGTAGGTCTGCTTGCAATGCTGTAGCATCAGGTGCTAAGTAACCTACGTCACCCTCTTCACCCAAGTAGATACGAGCACCAGGTTCGAAGTCGAAGTCTTCTACGTCACCACGAATCTTCATGATTGGGTAGGCAATCTGGTCGAAGACATCAGCCTTAAGGTTCTCAAGGTGGTCGATACGGTACTGCATACCTACGAGGTTATCCAGTGGACCCATCGCATAGAGGTTGTCAGGGCGTGGACGCCACCCTGCGTGGAAGATAGGAGCACTACCCAACCAGCTAGGGTTCTCTTCGTTAGCCAGTACGTAGGCACGGTCTACAACAGTAATGATACGGTCACTGTGGAGCTTACCTTCTGCTGTGTCGTAGAAGTCACCGTAGAAGGTAAGAATTTCTACGTAGTCAGACTCATAGTATTCTTGGATAGAAGAGAAGCCATCAGCAATAAAGCCGTCAGCCTTGTACTCATTGTCTGCACCACGGACAGATGCACGAGCACCCATCATCTTAGAGAAGACACCCTCAAGGTGAGAGTTAGAAGGATCGTTCTCAATCATTGCCCGTATCTCACCAAGTGTCTTGATGGAACGGATGATCTTAGGGGCCTTCTCAAAGCTAGGGGCAGTAGGGTTAAAGCATAGATCGTAAGGGGAGATACGAACTACCTTTGGACCAACGTAGTTGACTACAAGATCACCAGCTTCTTTAACTTGGTAGTTATCTTCCCAAGCTACTGTAGCAAAGCAGTTACCATACTGAATGTAATCATACAACAAATCTGAGGCAGTGTCTACAAGTTTAGACTGACGAACCTTATTATTCATGTAGGCTTGGATAACATCACGTTTAGCTTTGACGTTACTGTCTCGTGTGTCAGCCTCAAACCGCATCCACTTCTGCTGTGGGAACAGAGTAGCAAAGTAGTTAGCATGGAGATTGTCCATGATCTGTGTCAGCTTAGGTGTAGTGGTGCTGTTAGACCAAGGTAACATAGCATTCTTAGTTGTCTTAGTATCAGTAGCATACAGATAGTTCCGTAGCTCTTTCCACTCCTCTAACTTACTCTGACGAAGATTAGACCAAGTTTGCCAACGAGTAGCAATCTCAACAGCCATGTGGTCAGGGCCAAGCATGTGTTGTAGTTCGATAGTTTCGCCAGCCATTTAGCCTGCTCCTCGGAATTTGTTGTTAGCCCAAACAATGTTACTGCTTCTTGTTCTCTTCACTTGCTGAGAAGGTTTGATAGCAATGTCAATAGCAGAGGCAAGGGCATCTTTAATATCATCGTGGGGTGGGTGTCTCATTGACAACTCTTCTTCGAGTGTCTGGATGTTACCACCTCGGTAGTGCCAAATCTGAAGGTTGTCATAACGTGGCTCAAGGGTAGATGCGATACGTTCTTCTTTGTTACCCTGGTGTTTGTTAGGACGATACTCATCAATGCTGATGGACATACCGTGCTGCTTGATTAGTTCTTTAAGCTGCTTAACGATAGCCTGTTGAGCTACTGTAACCTCGGCCCTCATCTTACGGAAGGCCCACTTAGCTGACAGCTGGAAGATGTGATCGAAGTACTCAGAGATACGGTCAGTACGGAAACGATCAATGTCTAGGACGTAGATGTTGTTCTGATGGTCTACACCAACTACAACAATAGCTGTGTAGTCAGCCTTCTTAGATAGACTAAAAGCAAAGTCAATAGAAGCTACAATGTTTAGCTTACGGTCTCTGTAGAACCAGAAGCCATTCTCTTGTGTGAGGTGCTTACGTTCGTAGTACTGGAACTTAGTACGGTCAACAGGTACGTTGTCTGGGTCACTAGGATCGTTGTAGTACTGTGCTCGGAACTGAGACTTATCTAGGTACTGACCACGTTTCTTAGCTAGAATCTGCATGGTAAAGCCAAAGTACTTACCGTCCTTACGTTGCTGCTGAGGCCACAAGAACTCTCCAGTCCCGTCTCCCCGATCCTCTACTGCTCTCTCGAACACCTCGTAGATTTGCTCTTCTGATACCTTGTTACCGTCTGCATCGTACTGATCTTCAGTCATCTGCATCAGGTTATTGTACAAGTCAGAGGGGTGGTAACGAGTACCTACAATCCACTCTTTAGCATTAGCACCTTCGATAGATGAGAGAAGAGAGTACTGGCTCTTAACCTTCTCACGACCCTCATTGGTGTAAGCATTCTCATACACCACCACATCGTCAAGGACTGCGATGTCACAGTGCATACCAGTAAGGGATGTAGTAAGGCCGCCAGTGAAAACAGATGGGTCACGAACATTCTCTTTCTTACGGGCAGGGTGGTCCAACATAATCTCTGAGTTGGTCCACTTAGTTCTCTTACCTTCTTCTTTGTTGACATGCTCAGGCCAGTAACGGCGGTAGGTCTCAGAAGTAAGGATAGACTTAATGAAGCCTAGTTGTTTCTCTGCTAGGTTAGCTGTAGCTGAGATGTAGAGGATACGTAGGGTAGGGTCTTTAGTTAGTTCCCATGCTACACGATAAGCTACAAGACGAGACTTACCGTGGTCACGGGGAAACAACAGAAGCTGGTGTGACTTATGGTTGGCCCGTGTCCACCAAGAACATACGTCCTCATGAGCCTGCCCCAAGATTTGCTCAGGTGCTACGAGTTTAATAAACGTAGCTAGATCATCCTCAGATGCTTGTTTAATTTGAGCAAGGGTTACACTCATTTATTACTAATGTTCCATTGTTTGACTACTGAGTCTAAGCCAAAGGCTGCACCAGCAAATGTAAGGATAGGTAGGTTAAGAACCTTTACAGCTTCACCCGCCAATAAGTTTTCGTAGTAGACCCATAAGAAGATCAACAAGAGTAGGACTGCTAGGAGTAGTGCTGCTACTTCCCTCTTCATTGTTTTCTTTGGCTTTGGATTGTCCATCAAGGTATTCCTCTACTTGAAAACCTGGACATGCTTTAGCTGATACTTCATTGTGTCCACGTATTTTAACATTACTGTAAGTATCTGTCAAGTCCTTGAGAAGATTATCCAAGGCTTTACGTTGTAAGTCTGTGTAGTGTTCTTCAAACTTATCGTTAGCATCAGAGCCAAAGCCACCGATGAGACAGATACCAATAGAGTTCTTGTTGTGGCCCTTAGCATGAGCACCAACACGTTCTACTGGACGACCTACACACACGTCACCCTGGCGGTCCACGACGAGGTGATAGCCAATATCTGACCACCCCTTGTCCTTATGCCACCGACGAATCTCCTCCACCTTCTGTTGACAGCTGTTAGCAGCCATCCACTTAGGTTGTGTAGCAGAGCAATGGATAAAGAGTTCGTTAATCTGTCTCATCAGTTATTACCTTACTGGACGAATACGTCTTTAGCACCGAAGTTACGGTTGTCTGAGATACGAATGACAACAGTACCTGAGGCATAGCCAGATACAGTAGCACGGTAGAAGACTTCCTCAGCATCAAAGCCTACACCCTCGTAGTTGCCTGTAAAGGTGTCTACAGCAAACCAGTTGGTCTGGTCCCAGCTGCGTTCTACTGTGACTGTAGCACCCCATGTACCTGACAGGGAGAGGTTGAAGTGACCGATGATTTGTAGTGCAGCTGTGCTACCATTGGCTGTGAGGGAAGCTGTTACGTTAGCCATGATTAAACCCCCTCAGACTTAGAAGCTTCATAAGCTGCCATAGCTGTGGCCGTGAACACGGTAGCACAGATGTCTGCTACGTCAGCCTCCTGAGCATCAATGTCAGCATCAGGTGCCAGCACATGGCGGTGGAAGGTACGAGAAATCTCTACGCCATCCTCTGCAATGATAGTTGCTGTGCGAATCTGTACTACGGGATAACCCGCATCCATTTGCATTACTTCGATCTTGTCGTTGGTAGTTGTTTTAGTTAGGGCCATTTTTATCTCCAATTAAGCTCGTGAAATTTCATACCATTTATTTAAAGAAGCATCGTACATCAGTGTGATACGGCTTGTGGTGTTGACAAAAGTAAAGTCACCACCAGCCATTCGAATATTGCCAATATCATGCTTTATGGTTACATCTTGGGTTGAAAAGTAAGGCCGAAGAATAATCATACGGCCATCAACCCCCCCATTGATTGTATCAAGATCATCCGTTGCCGCAGCACCTTCAGTGTCCACACTAAAGTATACACCAGATGTTGGAACTGATACAGCAGCAGACGCAACGATTAGGTTTGAACCTAAAGGATAAATGACTGGCTGAACATTGGTTACAATTTCAGGATATACTGGGATAGAGTTTTCTCGGTCAACACGAAGCCAACGTCCATCACCATTCGTTTCAGATATTTGTGTAAACGTATTAGGCTGAAGACTGTTTGACCCATCCCATGTCCACACTCCCTGTGAAACATTATTAGTTAATGAACCTGCGTTTTCTTGTACCTGCTCTAAGAAAGCCCTTCGCCCAGCAGGAGTGTCAGTAATTACAGTTGGGGTAATTGAATAAGGTACACTTGGGACATATGACGTTGCACGTTCCGTTAAGGTTATGCTGTCAGCAGCAACAGAATTAGAAATAACAGTAGCACCTGGTCCTTCAATGGCCAGAGTGCTTCCAGTCGGAGGTACAAAAGTGTTGGTTGACGCATCAACACCTTTCCATCCTGTCCCACTGGCTGACAAGAACAAGTCACCCCTTGAGTGAGCACAGCCGCCCTGAGCAGCAAAAATGCCATAGCAAGCACCAGATGTACCGTCGTCTTTCTCAAATTGCGCCATACGAGATGCGTTGTTCACACTATCTACAAAGGCTTGTGCAATTACTTTTGGTTGTCTTTGCCCAGTGCAGTTAAAAAAGTTTTCCCTGAATGTCACAAAGAGACGAATGGTCTGATCGTCCAAGGCAGTAGGACACCAAGACGGGCGACCAGCCAAGCTGTAACAGGCCAACGATCCAATTAACGCAACCCTATCGTGTGAAGAGAATTGACACCTAGATACTGTTACACGGCAATCTGCCGTAAGCTCTAAGAGAGAGGCAATCTCAAGGCAACCATCTGCCGCCCATGTAAATGAACACTGGTCAATCCACACCTTGTCAGCAAGGGATGGTTCAATCCAAATAGCATCACGTTGAGTTAATGATTGGAAGTTAGCAGATGCTCCAAAAGAAAGACGGCGAATAATAACGTTTGTTCCGATAACCTTTATTTGGGTTACATCGTAAGGTGCCCAAATTTGAACATTTCGTCCAGGGGCATCTAAGGTGACATTATCTGGTATTTCTAATTGCTTGGTTAGATGGATATTAAAGTAGCCACGGGGCTGAAATAAAATAATCCCACCACCTGCCGCAGCTGCTTGCTCAACAGCCCAACGCAAACTATCTTCTTCATTGGTAGAGTATGCGTTACGAACCCAATAGACAGATTGCCCAGCACCGCCAGTGGTCCCTGCATGTGCAGCATAACCACTCATTTCCGAAATATCAGCAGCCATATCTTGAGCTTGCTGTTCATTAACTGCGGTTGCTTTTGTGCCAATGGAGAACGATGTTTGCACACCGTCTGCAATCGTCAGCTTTACACCACCACTTGATGTAAAGTCATACGGCGCATTGGTATTGTCAGACGCAAGAACCTCAAACAAAAGATTTTCTGTCCGAGCAAAAACTTTATCACCGGCAGTTACTTCACCATATAATAGAGTAGACAAGTCAGATACTGCATCCACAAAGAAGTCAGCATCAGCAAGCATGTTGGTTGTAACTTTAGTTAGTGCCATAATTATATTCCTTATGCCGTGCGATAAACCAAGGAACCCCAAATATCAGAGGCTCCACTGGTTAGTTCAGAAACCTGAATATAATTCAGCCCAGAATCAGATGCAGTATTAATAAGTCGAATTGCTGATTTGTTATCTGTAATGCCAAGAATTATTTCGCCAGTGTAGGTAATGTTACCAGATGGAATACATGCACCAGTTGCGTGGGAAGTCAGAGCAGTGTTCCCAGCTTGAAACGGAAGACCCTGAATCCAGAAATTAACATCTGTCGTTAAACCAGAGGTATTGATGTTTTGCATTCCGAATTGCACATAGACTGTATTACCAATCTTTGTGTAAAGGCCTACATTGGCAGCTGTTGTTCCGGTACTACCACCAGATGCTGCATCAGCAGGAACAGGCGTCCACGTCCCCTCTTCATAGTCATCAAACAGTTCACTTGTGCCAGTGCCAGAGGTGGCAGAGAAGTCGATGCCGTGGCCATTTGAGCCAATAACAATATTGCCATTACTAGATGTTATGTCTCCAAATGCGGTAACTGTTGTTGCGTCTAATGTATTAAAGCTAGGATTGCGACCGAAGATGCCGCCGTGTTGTTTAATTGTCATTATTGCCTCCTTACGGCACAAGGTTAGTGATTGTGGTAACGGTTCCGCCGACCACCGTCACAACGCCGAATGAAAAGAATTTTCCGGTTACCGTCCCAGTGATTACATACGATGCTGCGGTAACATAAACGGCTTGAGGATCAGTTGCAGCCCATGCTGCATTGAAAGCAGCTGTGTCATCCGTCACGCCATCACCGACAGCACCGAAGTCTTTAACAGATACAGTCTCTTGCAGCTTGGCTTTGACTGTACGGTTGACAGAACCTGTACCACCTTGGTTGTAGTTTACGTTAGCTGCATCAGTACCTGCTACATCCAA